TGTTCAACACAATTATCTGTGGACAGCAAGCAATGGCACAAGCCGTTGCCGAAGAGCCACATGTAGTTATTGGACCAGTAGTTGACAAGTTAATGCGTCACCGCCCAATGGGTTGGTACGGCGTACTTGGCTTTGCTATCTACCGTGAAGATGCATTGTATCGCCTGGAAACAGGTTCATCAATCGCTGCTCTTTAGTAGTAATGAGGGGCAGGGCGAAAGCCCTGTCCTTCTCTAAAGATAGGACAATATGAGTACATATATTTTTGAACCACCAATAATTAGAGAAGGTCCAGCGGGCGGACACCGCTTATTCCAATTTTATAAATTAAATGTTGGTGTTAGTATTGTTAGAGATGCTGGTACATACAAGCAAGTTCGTTTTTTAACAGATGAAGATTTAAGAAATTATCAAGAAGTCTATCTAGGTGGTAACAAACACGAAGTTGATGCAACTACTAGAGCCGCATTAATTGCTGGTGGTGTTGGAGTTACCGCAGATAATTTTACAGCACTATGAGTTTACATAAACGGCAAGTGCATTCAGTATATGTAGAAGGTTGCTTTGGTTGCAAAGTTCAGACACTTGAACTAAATGCAGGAGATGCAACTAGAGATATCTCTGATAAGAAATGGAATTCTGAACTGCAGGCATATAGGGATGCTAGGTCACAAGGCATTCAACCTTCAGGTACCAGAATGAAAGATATAGAAGCAGCACACAAAGCATCAGAAACATTAGGTCAAGCATATAATGGTGACACAATGGTTAAGACAAAAGATATAACACCTCAATCCGTATCAATAATGAAAGAGATAGGACAAATATAATGCCAAAAGTTGGAATGAAAGAATTCGCTTATACTCCAAAGGGTATGGCAATGGCCAAGATGGAAGCAAAGAAGTCTGGCAAAAAAGTTGTTAAGAAGCCAACAATGAAGAAGATGGGCAAGAAGAAGTAATGCCTAAAACTCCACAGTGGGAAAAGTCATTTCCTAAATTAACAGTTCGGACTGCTCAAGATGCCAAGCAAGAAAAAGCATTAAAAGAATTAATGAAGAAGCGTGCAGCCGAAGCCAAGAAAACTGGCAATTGGCCAAACTATAACACTAATTAAGGATTAAAAATGAGCGACCCAAGACTAAAGCGAGCAGGCGTGTCTGGCTTTAACAAGCCAAAGCGTACACCTAGTCACCCAAAGAAGTCACACGTAGTTGTGGCTAAAGAAGGTACTCAGGTTAAGACTATTCGATTTGGTCAACAGGGTGTTACTGGCGATAAGAAGCCAACAGCACGACAAGCATCATTCAAAGCACGTCACGCAAAGAACATTTCAAAAGGTAAAATGAGTGCCGCATATTGGGCAGATAAGGTTAAGTGGTAATATGCCAAAAGCAAAGTCTAAGGTAAACGCTGCTGGTAACTACACCAAGCCAACAATGCGTGCTTCTTTGTTTAAGAAGATTAAGGCTGGCTCTAAGGGTGGAGACCCTGGTGAATGGTCTGCTCGTAAGGCTCAACTACTTGCTACTCAGTACAAGAAGGCTGGCGGAGGCTACAAGTAATGGCGCTTGCTAAGTCGCAGCAATCACTTAAGAAGTGGAGTGCCGAGAAGTGGAAAACTTCTGATGGTAAACTTTCTAAAGGAAAGAAAAGATACCTACCTGAAAAGGCATGGGCATCTTTAACTCCTGCTGAAAAGGCTGCGACTAACAAGGCTAAAGCAGCAGGTAACGCCAAAGGCAAACAGTTTGTAAAACAACCTAAATCAATTGCAAAGAAAACAGCGAGGTATAGATAATGGCAGGAACAGCGGGTAGTAGTTTAACAGCAGAATTAAATCGTCTTGCTGGTACAACTGGCAAGGCTGCGCAAGGCGCTGCTAATGTTTATGCTGGCACATCTGGTTTAGGTATAAACGGAGCCCTTAACATCAAGGCTGATGCTAGCCGTCAACCGTCTGCATACAAAGGACTCAACGCTATCTGCAATGAACTTGCTGGTACTACTGGTAAATCCGCAAGCGATGCATTAAGGACTATATAGTGACTACATTATTAGATATGATTGATGAAGTATCAATAAACCTTTCAGGTTACACGCTCCAACAAGACCGTGCCACCCACATTACAGCAAATGTTGCAGCAACTGCTTCAACTATTGCTGCTCCAATTACTCTATCTCTTGCATCTACCGACAGCGTTGGCAAGGGTGTTGTTGAAATTGATGAAGAACTATTTTGGGTAGATAACTATGACAGAGTTGGTAACACTGCAACCATTGCTCCCTATGGTCGAGCATATCTAGGTACTACTCTTGCTGCACATACAGCAGGAACTAAGGTTAGCATTGCTCCTACCTTCCCACGCTTTGTAATTAAACGTGCCATTAATGACACTATTAGTGCTATTGGCTCGTCTATCTTTGCAGCCAATAAAACTACAATTACTTCTAACGCTTCTACATTAGCCTATAGATTACCTGCTACTGGTACTAGTTTAAACATTCGTTCTATTCTTGCTGTTGCCTATGAATCAATAGGCCCAAGTAAAGAATGGATACCTGTTCGCAACTATCGTTTTGATAGTAATGCAAACTCAACTGCATTTACTAGCGAACAAACCATATCTATCTACGACAGAATTACTTCAGGCAGAACTATTCAAGTTCTTTACTCTACTGACCCAGTTCCGTTTGTTACTAATGCAGATGTGTTTACAACACAAACTGGTCTGCCAGAGTCTTGCAAAGACTTAGTTATTCTTGGCGCAACCTATCGTTTACTATCTAACCTTGACCCAGCACGTGCGTCAATGGTTAGCCCACAGGCAGATGAGACAGATTCCAAACGTCCGTATGGTTCATCTCAATCACTTACTAGACAAATTTATGCTTTGTTTACTCAACGATTAAATGAAGAGATTAGAAATCAGCAAGACAAATACCCTATCCGTGTCCACTACTCCTTTTGATAGGCAGATAAATGACAACTAGAAAATACTCATCCCGCGCACAGCAAACTACATTAACTAGCGGCATCACCTCTGGTGATACATCTATGACAGTAGGTAGTGGTGCTAACCTAATGGGTGGTAAAACACCTACAGTAGGTCAAACATATACAGTTGTCATTGACCCTGATACGGCTCTTGAAGAAATTGTAGATGTAAGTAACTACACATCGGGTAACTCACTTACCATTACCAGAGGCATTGATGGCTCAACTGCAGTAGCCCACTCTGCTGGTGCTGTTGTAAGACATATGGTTGTTGGTCGTGACTTAACTGAAGCCAATGACCACATTGAAAATACAACCACAGCACACGGCATTACTCTTGCTAACCTAGTTAAGACTACAGATACAGGCACAGTAACTAGCACAATGATTACTAACAACACTATTGTTGATGGTGATATTAACTCTGCTGCTGGAATTTCTGACACTAAGTTAGGTACTATTTCAACTGCTTTAAAGGTAGCCAATACTGCTACTACTGCAACAAGTGCTAACACGGCATCGGCTATTGTAGCCCGTGATGCTTCAGGTAACTTTGCTGCTACAACTGTAACCGCTGCTCTTATTGGTCCATCAACCAGCACAACAGGTAATGCTGCTACTGCAACTGCCTTGGCTACGCCCCGTGCTATTTCATTAACTGGAGATGTAACAGCAACTGGTGTAAACTTTGATGGTACTGCTGCTATAGCCTTAACTACTGCTTATAATCCTGGCTCTATTGTGGATGCAGATGTTAACGCTTCTGCCGCTATTGCCTATAGCAAACTTAATCTTGGAAGTTCTATTACATCTGCTGATATAGTAGATGGTACTATTGTTAACGCAGATATTAATGCCTCTGCTGCTATTGCTTACAGCAAGTTAAACCTTAACGGAACTATTACCTCTGCAGATATTGTTGATGGAACTATTGTTGCTGCTGATATTGCTAACGCAACTATTACTGCAGCAAAAATGGTTACAGACCCATACGCTAGGGCTAACCATACTGGCACACAATTGGCTGCGACTGTTTCAGACTTTGACACACAGGTGCGTACTAACCGACTAGACCAGATGGCTGCTCCTACTGCTGCGGTTGCTTTTAACGCACAGAAAATTACAGGACTCGGAACACCTACTGCTAACACTACAGATGCTGCTACTACTGCTTATGTAGATACACAGATTACTAACCTTGTTAATGGTGCTCCTGGTATCCTTGATACTTTAGGTGAGATAGCAACTCAAATTCAATCTGGTGGAACATTCTATGATTCCCTAGTACTCAAGTCTGGTAGCACAATGACAGGTGCTCTTACCTTATCAGGTGCTCCAACAGTTAACCTACACGCTGCTACAAAGGCGTATGTAGATACTGTTGCTGGTTCTGCTACTGCTGCTGCAGCCTCTGCTGCCGCTGCTGCTGCCTCATATGATTCATTTGATGATAGATACCTAGGTGCTTATGCGTCAAACCCAACCTTAGATAATGATGGTAACGCTCTAATTACTGGCGCTATATATTTTAATACTGTGTCTGCTGCAATGCTTGTTTGGTCAGGTACTGCCTGGGGTTCTATCTCTTCATCTGCTGAAATCTATCGCTACAAGTTTATTGCTGCGGGTGGAGAAACATCTGTATCAGGTGCTGACGCATCTTCTCAGACCCTCTCATACCTTGTTGGTAAAGAGCAGGTATACCTAAACGGTGTATTACTTGTTCGTGGTACAGATTACACAGCAACTACTGGCTCAAGCATTACAGCCCTATCAGCCCTTGTTGTATCTGATGTACTAGAGGTTATTACCTTTACTGCACTCAGTGTAGTGACTGACATACCTCAATCTATAGTAGATGCTAAAGGTGACTTAGTTGTAGGTACTGCTGCTGATACAGTAGGCAGACTTGGTGTTGGCACTAACGGACAATACCTACAGGCTGACTCAAGCACAGGCACAGGATTAGTTTGGGCAACAGTATCTGGATACTCAGCACCAACTATCGGTTCTACAGTTATTAACTCAGGTGCAACAGTAACAACAATTGCTGGCTTAACACTAACAGCACCAACCCTAACTGGCACAGTAACAGCATCAGGTGATATTACATTATCTGCTACTGGTGCATTTGGAAGCATTAAAGATTTTCAAACACTTACCCTTATGGGTGCCCTCTAAACGAAAGGTAGTAACTAATGGCTACAGTAACCAAGGCTCTCTTTAGGGGAGCCGCAACAACTACAGTAGGAACAACTCTCTACACTGTTCCTGCTTCAACTACTACAGTAGTAAGCAACATAGCAGTAAGTAATACTGCGGCAACTGCAGCAACGTTTACCTTTGCTCTTGCTGGAACTAACTTACATACAACTGCCGCTATTGCTGCAAATACAACTGTATACATTGATTTAAAGCAAGTGCTTGTTGCAACTAACACCATTACTGGTGGAGCATCTGCTGTAACAGTATCATTTCATATTAGCGGAGTGGAGATTTCCTAATGGGTATTGCAACTTTTCCTGCTGCAAGCGCAGCAGCGGCAGCACCAGATTTAACTGGTTTAACGCCTCCATTAAATTTAACTTTACGTAGTACATACACAACTACTACATCAAGCATCACTTATCCATCAGGAACAACTCAAGTATGGGCTATTGTAATTGGTGGCGGCGGTTCAGCCGCTTACGGCGAAGGCGGCGGCGGAGGTGGCGGAGTTTGTTGGGGCTGGACAACTCCTGCTACTACAGCAACTATCGGTGCTGCTGGTGGGCAATCTTCATTTGGTTCAATTATTGCTGGCGGCGGTGGTCGAAGTGACGGTGGCGGTACTTTATCCCACTCAGGTTTCTTGGGTGGTGCTGGCGGTGGTGGTGGCGCCACAACCGAAAATTCTGGCTTTGGAAGCATAAGTGCTTGTGGTGCTCAAGGTGGTCACGGAGCAACAAATAGCAATAACAGCGCAATGGGAAGAATGATTGGACAAAGCGGCTATGCTGGCGGTGGCGGTGGTTCAAACGGAACTGGTAGTTATCCCGCAGGAAACGGCATTGGAACAGGTGGCGGTGGTGGCAAAGGTCTAAGCGGTGGTTCTGGTGCTAACGGAACATACGCTGGCGGCACTAGCGTTTCAAATTCTTGTGGCGGTGGTGGCGGCGGTTATTTAGGAGCAGGGTCTAACGGAGTCACTAATGGCGGCGCTGGTGGTTCAGGCGGCGGCGGCGGTGGAGGATTAGGCAGTTCTGGCGGTCCAGGTTCAGGCGGCTCTGGCTGCGTATTGGTTTACTACTAGGAGATATGAATATGCCAAAATATGCTGTATTAGATTCAAGCAATACTATTGTTACAAATACTATTGTTTGCGACAATTTAGAATTAGCACAAAAAATAACAAGTGCTACTTGCATTCCATTCCCAACAGATAGAGTTTCACCAGCGGTAGGAGATACCTGGGATGGCACTAAATTTTATCCAGACTTTAACCTTTAAGTTTTCTTCAACTCATCAATTTATATCTATACCTAAACCTGCTAAATCATTTATTCCCAAATGGTATAAGAAAGCAGAGCAGTCTGACGATGCTCCTTCTTTTAAGAAATGTATGCCATTTCTAGATGCAATGACTAGCGGTTATATTATAGAACTTTCTCAGGATATTGTTGTCACACAAGTTAATGGAAGTCCTTTTATGACTTGGGCAACTGACCCAATTCCAGTTGAAGTTAGAGATATGGATTCTTCAAAAGGATTATCTGTCCCTAATGGATGCGATGAAACTATAAGTCTTGCGTGGAATTCAACTTATAACTTTAAAACACCAACAGGTTATAGTGTTTTAGTAACTCATCCTTTTAATCGTTACGACTTACCATTTGTTACAACAAGCGGGATAGTTGATGCGGGTGAAGGTATGCACTCTGGTCAGATTCCTTTTTTTTTACAAAAAGGATTTGAAGGAGTCATACCCAAAGGAACTCCTATTGCTCAGTTGCTCCCATATAAAGTAGAAAACTGGAAGTCCGAAGAAGATAAAACATTAAATCTTTTAGGAGAGAAAAGCAAATGGGAAACAAAAAGTGTTATATCAGGTTGGTACAAAAATAATAGATGGAATAAAAAGGAGTATAACTAATGCCTAAGTATGATTATATTTGTAATGTATGCGGTCACGCTTACGAAGAGATTCGTGATTCAGAAGACCCACAGTTCAAGGTTGCTTGTGTAGTTGCTGGCTGTGCTGGCACCAACTTAGAGGTGACAGAATGACTAAAGCACGTGACTTAGCAAACTCAGCAGCAGCATTTGCTGCTGTATCAGCAACTGAACTGGCATTTGTAGATGGAGTTACCTCTGCTATCCAGACACAGATAGATGCTAAAGCACCATCATCTACTGCAGTTACATTAACTGGTACTCAGACTCTTACCAATAAGACGCTGACTAGCCCAGTAATTGCTTCAGTTATTAACAATACTTTAACTAGTACTACTGGTGACATTATCTATGCATCTGCTGCTAATACTCCAGCCCGTTTAGGCATTGGCTCAACATCTCAAGTGCTTACCGTGGCAGGCGGTATTCCATCTTGGGCGACTCCCGCCACTCCAACTTTTGTCGGCGTAAACGCAACGAGGACAAATGTATCAACAGCCGTTGTGGCCAATACGGTTTTTCAAGTCCCATTTCCAACCGAAGAGTTTGACACTAACGGGTTTCACGACACTTCGACAAACACTTCACGATTAACGATTCCATCTGGTTACGCTGGCAAATATATCATTTCGGCTTATATGAATAATGCAGTGGGTAGTCCAGGCGCTTATCAATTGCTAGTGGTCTATAAAAATGGGGCGCAATACACGACAGGCGGCGTTCGTGAGGGTCTTTATGGAAGCAGTGATATGGGCGCGAATAGGCCGTTTGGTTTTGCTCAATTGATTACTGCCTCCGTTGCCGATTATTTTGAGTTATATTATCAGCAGAACAATACTGAAACTGTAAATATGTTTTTTAACTTTCAATTAACTTATCTAGGAGCGTAATTATGGAACACGTTTTTGAATTACCAAACAAACCTTTAGATTCAGATAAGTTTAAACTGGAAACTGGTTGGCTGTTATTTACAAATGACGCTGGCGAATTGGTTATTTCTGGCGACTGTACAAAAACACAGGCACAGGCAGCACTAACGGCGCATAATGGAACTAGACCAGAACTTACAATTTCCGAAAAGTTAGCCTCAGTCGGTTTATCTATTGATGAACTTAAAGCAGCCCTATTACTTTAACAATGTGTAAACAATGTGAGAACTGTAGCAAAGAACATCAGCACGATGCTCTTGCTGGTGTAGATATTATGGAATCAAACGAGTTTATCTAAGGAGTAGCAATGGCAACAAGAGATATAACCGAAGGTAGAGGCTCTGCTACTGCCAGCGTTGGTCGTGCTATTGCTGTTGACCTAGGTATTGTTTCATCTACTTCTATCTGGCAAAACACTAATGAGTCATATGATGTAGCAGTAGGTGGACTTCCATTCTTCTACGCTATTAATGATGAAAGACCATACATTCGTCAGACTGCACCGTTTCGTAAAGACCAGTTTGATAATGGTACTGAACCAGGTGAGCAATCACTTACTGGTTTCTGGCTAAGAAGTCAGTCTTCTTTTCACAATGGCACAGGCATTAAGTTCTATGACCCATCCGCAGGTGAAACAGTTAACTATCGTTTTGCTGACTCAGATAATGTAGATGTGTGGACTAAAGGACAGGTAACTCTACTTAAAGAGACAGCCAATATGTCTGGCGTTACTAGCGGTATTTATAAACTTATTTCCGCACAAAGTGGTACAACTAATGTAGTTGTTGGATATATTCCTGGCTCTACTACAATCAAATCTTTCCAAGCAGATGGCACAGTAGTAACAACTTATGCCCCTACTAACCTCGGCAACATCTTAGATGGCGCTGTGTGCACAGACGGCACAAGATTATTTGTAGCAGACAATGACCATATCTATGTTGGTCCTCTTAACGCAGCCTCTGCGGGATGGACTGAGTACTATGTAACTGGCACACGTGCCACTCTTGCTTGGGTTAAACAACGCCTTGTTGGTGCTGTTACTAATTCTATCTACGAGTTAACTGGTGCTACTGGTAGCGCACTTCCGCTGCCAACACCGTTATATACGCATCCAAATACTGAATGGAAATGGACATCCATATCTGAATCAGGCGGTGCTATCTATGCTGCTGGCTACGCTGGTGGCAACTCTGCAATCTATAAGTTTACCTTATCTGTTGCTGGAGCCATGCCAACACTTACCTCTGGTGTAATTGCTGCGCAACTACCAATCGGTGAGTATATAAACAAGATTGAATACTATCTTGGTTACTTAATGCTTGGCACAAGCAAGGGTGTAAGAGCCGCTATTGTTTCCGAACAAGACGGCTCCATTAACTATGGCCCACTTATTATTGAAGACTCTAATGGTGTTTATGACTTTGCCTTTAGAGATAAATTTGTATGGGCTACTGGTTCTATCGGCGGATATGCTGGTCTATACCGTATTGACTTAGGTAATGAAATTGAACCTTTACGTTTTGCTTATGCTAAAGATGCCTACCTTAGTAGTGCCACTGGGTATGCTACTAGCGTAGATTTTATAGGTAACACTGACCAGATAGCATTTACTACATCAGGCAGTAACGGCATTGCCGTTCAGTCAGCCACAGTTTTAGCATCATCTGGTTCCATAACTACAGGTAAGATTAGATTCTCTACCTTAGAACCTAAAAACTTTAAGCGTATTGTTGGACGTGGCACATTTACATCTGGTGAGTTTACGCTGTCATCTATTGCTACAGAAACAACTGGTGTTGAGACACAGTATGACCACATTACTTATGACTCAACCGTAGATGCAGTTGAAGTAACAACATCTCAGCCTGAAGTAGCGCAAGAGTTTCTTGCGTATAAGTTTACATTTAACCGTGATGCAACTACTACAACTGCTGGTCCAACCTTTAAGGGATACCAAGCAAAGGCAACCATTGCTACTCCACGTAATAGAGTAATTAGATTTCCTGTTTACTGTTTTGATGTTGAGACTGACAGGTTTAATACTGTAGTTGGGTTTGAAGGCAGAGCCTTTGAACGCATCCAATTGTTAGAAGAGATTGAAAAGACAGGCGATGTTCTGACTTGGCAAGACTTGACAACAGGAGAATCACGACAAGCAGTAATCGAACAAGTTACATTCACCCGCATGACCCCACCTGATAAACGCTTTGATGGTTTTGGTGGCGTTATAGAGATAACCGTAAGGACAGTATAATGCAATTCAAAGACTATCTAACAGTGGCAGTTGCCGTCATAGCAATCTTCTCAGCGTTTGCTGGTGGCATCAGGTGGATGGTCAAACATTATCTTAATGAACTTAAACCAAATGGTGGCAGTTCAATGAAGGACTCTATGGCTCGTATGGAACAACGCATTGATGACTTATACAAACTGGTTGCGGAGAAATAAATGAAAGCCACACCTGCTGCAATAGCAGTACTACGCCAAGCAACAGCACTAAAGCCCAAGCGCATGAAAGCCAGCGATGGACTCCTACCCTCTGCTGCGCACCTGAAACAGAGTCCTACGTCGGACCATAACACAGGCTATGCTGTTGATTTAACGCATGACCCTAAGCACGGCATTGACTGTGCTGAGATATTTCAGAAATTAAAAGAAGATAAGCGTGTTAAGTATCTTATTTTCAAGGGCAAGATTTGGTCTAAGGAACGTGCTAGTGAAGGCGACCGTAAATACACGGGTAGCAATCAACATACAAAGCATTTACATATCTCTATCAATGATGGTATGGGCAAGGACACTAGCCCTTGGTTCTGGTGGCTTAACCAGCCTAAGGTTGTCAGTCAGTTGATAGCAACCCTAACACCAATCCCTGCTAAGAAAGCATACAAAACCGAAGTTTGCACCTGCTGTAAATTACACGGGGCAAAGTCCTAATCCTATAGGAGGATACAATGGAGCAATTCAAACAACTAGCACTATCCTGGTTCCGTGCTGCTGCTGCTGCAGTTCTTGCTGTCTATATGACTGGCGAGACTAGCCCGAAAACTCTGGCTGCTGCTGCTTTGGCTGGCGTGGCTGGCCCACTGCTTAAATGGCTTGACCCATCTGCTACCGAGTTCGGTCGCGGCGCATAGTAATACCTTTCTAAAGCCTTCCAAGGCCCTTTTAAGACAAGAAACCCCCTTACCTGAGTGATTATACCCAGGCGAGGGGGTCTTTTGTCATTTGATGAAGCAAACCTTGGCTACTGGAAATGGTTACAGTAGTACGGTTAATGCCATCAAAACTTAGTCCTTCATGTCGTCAGCTTCCAGGTCTTCGACGTGCTCACGGAAGACCCTCAAATCCCTCAGTGCTTTCCTGCCCTGTAATCTGATATAGTAAGTCTCAAGATAGATATAAATTTGGTTCAGTATCTCTTTTACTATGAGTGCTGCAAGCACTCCATAGAATATATTTAACATTATTCTCCCTATAATATATATTATTTATATAGTATATATAACCCCTTCGGGGTTTATATATTATTTACTATATATTCTAAGTATAACACGCAGACTGACCCTTGTCAACTGTAACCCGTCAGGCTAGCTTCACTTGACGTGACTGGAATAGTATGTTATACTTAAGATATGGGCATACAACTTGATGAATATACATTACCAGAGCACGTATCGTACTCCGCATTTACAACCTTTGTCGACTGCGGGTATATGTACTACCTAGGCCGACTGCTCATGAAGGAGGAAGCTCCTTCCGTCTGGTCGGTAGGTGGCTCTGCATTCCACCTTGCATGTGAGAACTATGACAAGGGGCTAGCATGATAGATTCTAAACAACTATGGGAACAAGCATGGGTTGAGTCTAAGGGAAGCCTTGACCTAACCAATGCCCGTGTCGCAGGTACTGCTACTAAAGCAAGACCTAACAAAGAAGACACGACCTGGTGGAATGATAGTGGCCCACGCTGGGTACAATCATACATCGAATGGCGTGACGCTAATCCAACTTGGAAAATCTGGACTACCCCACAAGGGGCTCCTGCTATAGAGTTGGCTATGATACCTGAGTTCGCTGGTGTGCCAGTCAAGATGATTCTTGACAGAGTGTTCGAAGTCGATGGTGAGTTGGTCATCGCTGACTTAAAAACCTCTCGAGTAACACCTTCCAATACACTACAACTTGGATTCTATAAGGTCGGTCTTAAGAAGACTTTCGGAATTGATGTTAAGTGGGGGACATATTGGATGGCACGCCAGTCAGGTATCTCACCGCTAGTTGACCTCTCTCAATACACTGAAGATAAAATTGAATACCTTGTGGAAGGATTCGATAAGGCACGCAAGGCTGGCATCTTCTTGCCCAATACAAACAACTGCCAATACAGATGTGGGTTGACAGCACACTGTCAGTTCTCAACAAAGATAGGATAACAAATGGAAGACTGGAAACTACAAGTATCATACAAGACACCTGCTGGTGACATGATTAATATCAGAGCAAACACAGCTGATGAACTCAGCGTGTTGCTTGAAGGTATTGGTGATTACTCAGTACAGGTAGCAGCAGTGCAACGATTGGTTGTTGGTGCTTACAACACGGCCCCTTTGGGGACGCAAGCTTCAATGCCAAGCACTCCGCAATCCACTTACTCCGCTCCACCCCAGGCTCAGGGTCCGTCGTTTACACCTCCTCCAAGCGCAATCACGCCACAGGGAACAGCGAGCCCGACCTGTATACACGGAGCAAGAATCTTCCGACAGGGGATAAGCAAGACAACTGGAAAGCCTTACGCTTTCTGGGCATGTCCGACACCGCAAGGCACACCTGACCAATGCAAGCCAGTAAACTAACGAGAGGAATATCATGAGCATCTGGGACAATCCTGAGTTCAAGAGTGAAGGAACAAGTAGCACCTATGTTAACTTTAAAAACATTGGTGATTCAGTAGAAGGAACAGTACTAAGCGTGGGACTACAGACATGGGACGATGGAACTGTAGCACCAAAGATTATACTTCACACTAGTGAAGGTGAACGAACGTTGACCGCTGGTCAAGTTCGATTGAAGATGGGACTAGCAGAGAAGCGACCTGAACAGGGTGACTATCTTGCTGTTAAGTTTGTATCCATTGAAGACCGTGGTGGTGGTAAGACACTTAAGCACTTTGATGTAGCTGTTCGTAAAGCAATGGCAACAGCACCATTTTAATTAAGTAGATGACAGACCATAGCCATCAAGTCACACCATTAGGGTGGCTATGGTCTTTTTCTAGAAGGGGGAGTAACAAATGCGTACACTTGTCCGCTCTATTGGTCGTGCCAGTATTGGTGGAGAGCCGTTGCCTTCTTGCTTTAAGGCGTTCGAGAACAACAAGATTATCATTAGACGCTCTGAAGTTTCGATGTTTGCAGCAGCGCCAGGGGTGGGAAAATCCACACTAGCATTAGCACTAGCACTAAAGATGAAAGTACCAACGCTATACATATCGGCAGATACTAACGCACATACTATGGCTATGCGATTAGCATCAATGATTTCAGGTAAGTCGCAGTCAGATGTAGAAGGAATGCTATCAACTGATATCGGTTGGACTAAGGCTACACTAGCTAAGGGTTCACATATTGTTTGGTCATTTGAATCAGCACCTACACTACAAGATATTGATGAAGAAGTAGAAGCTTTTGAAGAATTATGGGGTTGCCCGCCAACCCTAATCGTAGTAGATAATCTAATGGATGTAGCCACCGATGGTGGTGAAGAGTTCGCATCAATGCGAGCCATCATGAAGGAGTTGAAATACCTTGCTCGTGCTACCAATGCTGCTGTTGTTGTTCTTCATCATACAAGTGAGGCTGTCATGGGTAGCCCATGCCAACCGCGAAGTGCGATTCAGGGTAAAGTTGCTCAACTTCCTGCCCTCATTTGTACTCTTGGTGTTGTTGGTACAAGTATGGGCGTCGCTCCTGTGAAGAACCGATACGGTAAAGCTGATGCAGGGGGCGGACTCATGACATGGGTAGCATTTAATCCTGAGTACATGTTCATCGACGATATACCCGAGAACGTATAATGTTAAGGAATGGTGCTTATAAAAGAAAGTGTCAACGCTCAGGTTGCGATGAAATAGTTTACCTAAAGGCTGGCATCAGATATCCAATTATTTTATGCCAAGATTGCAGGACATCGGAGTGGGCAAATGACAACTAGAAAATCACACAAGGTTAGAGGAGCAACATTTGAAACTGATATACGTGACTGGTTTCGTGGTCGTGGTTATGATGCTGAGAGGTTGGCTCGCGCAGGTGCTAAGGACGAAGGCGATGTTGCGGTTAGAGCAGACTTCCTTGGCAGCGTGGGGGTCATTGAATGCAAAGCCCCAGGGGCGGGCAACGCTATTGACCTCAGCGGTTGGACGAAGGA